GTTTTTCCTCATAAGTTCTCTGAGTCAGAAACACAGGAGCAACCAAGAAAACCCGTCCAGACAGTTGCTACTGCTAATAGAGGTAAAACTGGACGCAGATCCGTGAAACTCACCAAGTCACAAGTCGCTATTGCGAAAAAATTAGGGGTGCCACTAGAAGAATACGCAAAATACGTGAAGGAGGTATAGTATTATGGAAAATAAATTAAATAGAACTTCACGCGGTTCGGAGACAAGAGCAAAAGTTGATAAAAGAAAAGCTCCTTGGACTCCTCCATCTAACTTAGATGCACCGCCTGCACCAGATGGTTTTCACCATAGATGGTTAAGGGCTGAGGCTGGAGGTTTTGTGGACACTGCGAATATGTCTAAAAAACTAAGAGAAGGCTATGAATTGGTAAGAGCTGAAGAGCTTACATCACAGATTGGCCAACACGATTATCCAGTTATCGGCGACGGTAAACACGCGGGTATCATAGGAGTAGGTGGCCTTGTGCTGGCAAGGATACCTGAAGAAATAGTTGAGTCACGTAAAGAGTACTTCGCAGGAAGAACTCGAGATCAACAACAAGCCGTGGACAACGATTTAATGAAGGAGCAGCGACCTGAGATGCCTATCAATATTGATAGACAATCTCGTGTAACTTTTGGTGGTAATAAGAAATAATTTTTTCGTAATACCAACCAATGAACATTAATGTGTAAAAAGGAGAAAAACATATGGCAAATAAAACTGAGCTATACGGATTAAGACCCGTAAGACAGCTGAATGGTTCTCCGTTTATTAATGCTCAAAACAGATACAGAATAGCTGCTGACTATGGCACTAGCATCTATCAAGGCGACTTGGTAGAACCACAAGCAGATGGTACAATTGCTAAACATAGTGGTGGAACTTCTGGTCAAGTTGTGGGTGTTTTCAACGGATGTTTCTATACAGATCCAACTACTCAAAAGCCAACGTTCAAAAACTATTATCCTGGTACAGTTAATACAAGTGACATTGTTGCTTACGTTATTGATGCACCAGAGACAGTTTTTGAAATGAATACAAACTTGTCTTTTGTGGTAGCTGATTTGTTTAAGAACTTTTCAGTAACAGATACAACAGGAAGTACTTCAACTGGAATTTCATACGGACAATTAGATGTAGGAAGTTCTGGAACAGCAGGTACATTTGTGGTTCAAGCAATTGATATATCACAAAATCCTGATAACCAAGACTTAACCGTTTCAAACGTAGGTGTGTTAGTTAGAATTAACAACCACTTCTACAGACAAAGCGGTACAGGTAAGTAATAGGAGAATAAACTATGGCGATAAGTAGATCACAACTAGTTAAAGAACTAGAACCAGGTTTAAATGCCCTATTTGGCCTGGAATATAGCAGATACGAGAATGAACATGCAGAAATCTTCATGTCAGAAGCATCAGACAGAGCTTTTGAAGAAGAAGTAATGTTATCAGGTTTCGGAAGTGCGTCTGTGAAACAAGAAGGTGCTGGAATCGTTTACGATCAAGCAACTGAATCTTTCACTTCTAGATACACTCACGAGACTGTAGCATTAGGCTTCGCAATCACTGAAGAAGCGATTGAGGACAACCTGTATGACAGACTTGCGTCTAGATATACAAGAGCGTTAGCTAGATCAATGGCTAACACTAAACAAGTTAAAGCAGCAGCTGTACTAAACAATGCGTTTGATACAGGTGGAAGCTATAACGGTGGTGACGGTGTTGCACTTTGTACAACAAACCACCCATTAGCAACTGGTGGAACTTTCAGAAATGAACTTTCTACTGCAGCAGACCTTAACGAAACATCATTAGAGCAATCTCTAATTGATATTTCTGCTTTCACTGATGAAAGAGGTCTAAAAATCGCTGCTAGAGGAATGAAAATGATCATTCACCCTAACCAGCAGTTTACAGCAGAGAGACTAATGGAATCAAAAGGTAGAACGGGAACAGCAGATAACGATATCAATGCAATCGTATCTA